GTAGCCGTCTGTGCTAAAAAAACGCCCTCATCCTTCGATGACTTACGCAAATTACAATCCCTGCACAACACTTGAAGGTTATCCATGTCATGAGTGCCACCGTTCTTACGACTAATGATGTGATCTACTTGCAGGTTCTCATCATTGCCACAGTACCTGCATTGCCTACCATCACGAGCGAACACGCGCTCTTTGTGGTTGCGATACTTACGGCTATTGAGTTTATCTAATGCCATCTAACTAAGCTTATCTTCTAATATGTCCATAGTTATCTGTTGATCATGCACTAACCATTTACGGCAAGTAGGACACTCAATCTTCAGAGTAAGAATCAACGCATGATTGCAATCCATGATAAACCCACACTCACACCTATAGATATTGTAGGTTTCCATTTAATGCCATCCTTTACGCTTCCAATGATCTAAGGCTTTGCATGTATTGGGTTGCTTACCTTCATGAGTCATAGTGTAGCCATACCTATGTCCTATGTATCGTAAGCCCCAATCAATCTGCTCTAATGGATTAGCAGTTCTTAGCCACTCACTCTTACCTTGTGGTATTCCATATACTTGGTGTGTACCACCTATGTTGCCTACTGCTTTCCACTTCCATGCTGATTCTTTTCCATATAGAACAGCTATACATTTGTAATTCTTAACTGTTAATTGTCCTCTTGCATACTCTTTTGATGTTATGCGTTTAGTAGGCATTATTGAAGCCTGTGATGCTTGCTCCATGGGCAAGAATAGAGATAGCCCAATAGCTAGTGCTACCGCGCAAGCTAGCCCTCGCGGGCTTGCGCTGAAGCCCTGAAGGCTTCTAGCCGTTAGCGTACCATTCATGTCAAACTCCTAACTAAAACCGCAGGTCAGAACGGCGTTTCGTTTTATCGGACTCTTCCTTCTAACTTTTTTAAAGCTTCAGCATTAGCTTTACCAAGCGCAAACATAAAGGTTTGATAGCTAATGCCTGCTGGTTTAATTCCATCGGGGCGCTCAAACTTAAGATCAGGCGGACTAGGCAATATGCCATCGGCTGCTAGCCATAACTTTTTAAACCACTTTGAACGAGAAACAACAAGAAGGCAAATCCCGTTGTTGTTTTCTAGGAATTTATCGACCCATGGGGTTACCTTGCTATATGGCGGATTCATCCACACATTGCCAAACCAAGGCATTTCTAAGCCGTTTTGTGCTTCTGTGTAATAATTTTTAGCTGGAATCCAAGGAACGCCACCCTCAGGCGCGCTTACATCTAAATCAAATTCTATTTCTAATTTATCAAATATCCATTTTGGCGTGTAATGCTCATCGCTCAGTTTTCCCATTTATTTGGTATCCGTTCTGTTCTAGGCTAGCAATGACAACCTTTGCCACCCTTGCTGGAGTATCAGGAAGCATTGTCTCATAGGCAGCCCATAGCCCCCTAGCAATAACAAGAATCGTGTCGTTATTCAATTCTTGTCCTTACCCCAGCCAGTACCCTTAAAGATTAAGCCAGGTACTGAATAGATGCGATTAGCTTGTGCCCCACAATCTGTGCATCGAACTAAGTCATGATCCATAGATAGTTCTAACTCCATTTGAGTATTGCAAATAGGGCAACGATATTCATACATCGGCATTAGGCGCTTCTTTCTCACAGGTTTTGCACTCCATTTTCTCAATGATCCAACCACCACATTTATTGCATCTGATGGGATTTAACTCTAAAGGAATCTTGTCATAACCTGCTCGTAGCAATAGCTCCACCAAAGCGTGTAACGGTAATAGTGCCGCATACTCAGACACTAATGTCCCTTGACCATTACAGCGAAGAACAACTACCCCAAGTTTCCCACTCTTAGTTGTCCTTGCTTTGCTTTGGCGAAGCCATGCTAGCGGTGCGAACTTGGCTACACCCTTTACTTCCACATCAAATGGAAGGTTCACGATGTCACCAGACGGATCTGCACCTCTTCCAACCGTAGCGTATTGCCACCACTCCCTCAAGTAGTCAGCGACAAGGCGTTCGGTTGCTAAGCCTCTATTGCGCCTGTGATTCGTCATCAGGCTCTTTGTTAGTCTTTATATTGATTTGGCTAACAGCGTGGCATCTTAGGCAGGTAACAAATACCTGGTCATTAGCCTCTGGAGTAATAGCCACAGGTTCATTGCAAAGATCGCAATAGATAACAATATCCTGCGGTTCATCGGACTGTCCGCCCATGATCGTGGCTGTGCCATCATCAAAGATTACCATTTCGCCCATAGTTATGCCCTTGCCTTCTGTGGTCTCCAGTTGCCTTCTGGACTTATCTCATACCAAATAACATCTTCGCCTTTAGGGCATCGATTCATCTCACCAGTAGCTGCTGCCATGCACTTAAAATGACCCCATGGCTTGTTAGCCTTTGTCATTCCATGCGCCCAATGCATTTCACCATGAGGACAACGAGGAACATCCTTGTCGGTTGTGCCGCCTATAATGTCCTTCACAACAGCGACTGCTTCAGCTGATGTCGTTGGTGCTGCGACTGTTTTAACAGTCCATGGATCAGATTCATTTACGACAGGGATATACTCTTGCTTTGGCTCTGAGAGCTTTGTTCTCGCGACCTTAACCATTTCCTCTTTGCTTGGTCGCTTACCCTTGCTTGCATAACCAGCATTCGCAAGCGCTCTGCCGATCGCGCTAGTCTCGCAGTTTTCCAATGCGCTAGTTGCATTAACGCCTCGACTGCTAATCGTCTCCTCAGCGAGTCCGCTGGAGAACGGCGTGCTATCAGCGAAAGTACGATAAATCCATGCTTTAACAATGTATCGGTCATTTTGGAAACTCACTAACTCTGTCTCGACTCTGAAATCTGGAAAGTCCTTGATGAACTTCTCCAGCCTTACTTCTACTGTCTCGTAATCTTCTAGGTTAAACATAAAGTTCATCCGCCTCTGTTTGTAATTGAATTGCTATTGCCAAATAGGCTATTGCATCAATGTAAGAATCTGTGTGTCCTGGGGTTTCTGTGATTCTGGCGAGTTTGACTTCGACCATTGCAAGAGCAGCTTGTGCGTCTGTGATTGGGTAATCAAGTAAACAGGATAACCTCGCAGCGATGCGACCTTGATTGATTTTCGGATGACCGTAGACCTTGCCACGATCTTGCATAATGTCGATTGCATTGATTAACGCCTCAGTTGCTTTCATCGACCCACCTGCTCGTAATACTTTCGGACGGCTGTGCGACCATCTACCAGCCCTTGATCGTATCCAACCTCTTGACCTAATCTAAAGGAGAAGTAAGAGATTAAGCCAACACCAGCAATCATCAGAATCGTTAATGAGTTGATAATCATTTTGCCCTTTCTTGCCCCGTATTTCGGGAACAGGAAGAGTGTTGCACAGCTAGTGGGATTTATTCAGTAGATTTTGATAACGAAACGGTAACAATTCTGAGTCATCCATATGGTCATCGATGTCTCTAGATATGTCGTTACCGAGCGCGCCCGTATCTCTTACCTGACACAACGAAAGTACCGTCCTTTTCTAGGTTAATGATGCTGACCTGCACATTTGTGCCTATTTCCTCAATGATGATAAACGCCTGCTGCCAGTTCATTGTGCCTTTAGTGTAATGAGCCTGCCTGACATCCATTAGATGCCCTGCTTCCCAGCCCCTCAGAATGCGCCCTATACGCCCGCCAGAAGCCTCTGTGAAGGCCGATTGACCTGCTCTATGGGTGTGACCACAGATAACGCTAATACCGTGCCTACGAGCCGCTTCTAAGGCTGTTAAGCCAGGTGTAGGCTTTACGCTCTGCTCATCGCCATGAACTGCCACAATGCCCCTAGCAATGGCGTAAGGCTTTTTGTGATAGGTAATGCCCAGTTCATCGAGCTTCATAAACTTCTCAAAGCGCAATTCAGGCAATGCTAAGAATGCAGGAATCTTCTTCATCGTGACATTGTAGAGACGGTCTGTGTGATTGCTACGGATCATGTGAGCTTCTTTAGAATGCTCAACTAATGACCAGAGAACTTCGACTGTCTCGTCTCTGTCAGCAGCTAGTGTTTGCTCGTACCATCCTGGAGTGTTCTCTGTCCATCGTGATATTTGTGGGAGATCGATTTCATCTCCGAGAGTAACGACAGAATCGGGGCGAAACGCCTTAATAAAACTTGCAACATTTTTAACAGCTACTGCATCGTGATAGGGAACTTGTAAGTCCGGAACTACTACGGTTCGCTTCATTCATCCTCATCGTCATACCAGTCTGGCTCTGGGATATTAGGGTTGATTGGGTTCGGGAGAATCCATTCAGGATAAGCATTCTTCTCCACGATAATGGCAAGTGCCTGATCAACTGGGAAGCCTGCTCTGCGTAATGAGCGATACATTTCATGTACGCCAATAGCCCACGCATCTAACTTGGAATAACCTTCATCCGTTAGCTTCTTAGTTGCTTTTCTTGCCATGAGATAATTGTTACCTCTCTAGGATACGAATAATCGTTTCAACACGCGCTTCTAATGCAGTTATTTGGTCGCGCATCGATGAGCCGCTATTTGGTTTTAGTTCGTTTAGGTAATGCTTTACTAACCATTTCACAGCACCAATAAATGAACCAATAACGGTCAGAGCAACAGTTACAACAGCCGCCCAGTCTTGGGCTGTCATTACTTTTTAGGTGTGGCATATCCGAATACGCCTGCTAACACCGCCCATAGAATTGCGCGGTAATCGACATCGAAGTTGCTTGCAGCCCAAGCTGAGAGAAATGCACCAGCAGTTAGGACGAGAGGGTTTTTCATGTTCATGTGTTTGCTCCTAGCATTGGGATTTGGAAGAACGAAGAATCTTTGTCACCCTTTTTGGTAAAGCTGATATGAATGTGATGATCGTGGCGATTAACCCCAGAGTAAGAACGCCAACGCCAAAATGACTTAGATGAGGCAATTCGACCTGCGAAGATGACATATGAGATTCGTTTGTCCTTCTTGGCACATAGGCGTATTTGGTCGGCAAGATAAGCACCTGTGCTGGGGCGTGAGTCGAAGTCCTTATCCACATCAATAGCCCTGACGATTCCGTTAGACGGATCGGGATTGTGGTCACTCTTACGATTGGAGTGTGCGGCATCGCCTATCCAACCATCAGACTTTCTATCGCGGTCAGGAAAGGAATCATCAATCTGCTCACGAAGTTGTTGCCCTGCTTTACAGAGTAGAGGCTTCACTTTGAGCAATCATTTCATCATAAGTTGATTTAAGCATTGAGGTAAATTCACCATTGCCTCTGTCAATGATGGCGTGTTCTATTAAAGAACCATCTAGTTGTTCTACTTGAATAAATGTGACATTGTTCATAATTATAACTCCGCACTAAATCCGAGGTAGCCTGATGCATTATTATTTGAATAAATTGTTCCAGGTTGATTTGCTGTAGCACCTGAAATTGTTCCATAAAAATAAACACCGTAAGGCGTTGATGAACCTTCAATAGTCACAGAACTTAGAGCATAATAAGTTCCTGATGCGTTTCTTAATGCCAAATTTGAATAGTCAATAGCAGTTGGTGTAACACGCATTGTTGAAGGTGGTAAGAAATAAGCATTGCCTATTGTGCTTGATTGAGTTTGAGCGTTTGGGCATAACAATGAGTAGGCTTGATGTGCGTTTACTCTCCAGTAATACCTTTGGCAAGCAGCCAATTCACCTTGAACAGTTCCTGTTGCAGTTTGGAAGGCTGTGGCTGTTGAGCCTTGTTCTAGTTGTACGCCCCATAAAGACAATGTGCCTGTGTAGTTAGCAGTTCCATAAGTAGGATAAGAAGTACCCATATTTTTTACAATCATTACTTTAAGATAACTGCTTGTTCCAACAGTTTTACCACTAATTGAAGGTAATGTGAGAGTTGTGGTAAATCGTGTCCAAGATGTTGTGATGCTGTGATTTACTGGAGTTGTTAAAAACTCACCAGCAGTTCCACCTGTACCAAAGTTTTGAGATAGAACGCTGTTGATTGTTCCGCTTGTTGAGCCTTTAGCCCAGAATGAAAGTGTGACAGTTTGACCTGCAAAGACTCGAACATCTTCAATACGGTTTTCGAATTGATTATATCCAGTAGATGCGTTGCTAAGAGTTCCAGCAATATCAACATAATAAGTTCCTTCGTATCCTGAAACTGGGGCTGTTCCTGGTGTAAAGGTTTGACGCGTTGCGCTAAAACTTGTCATTAAACCGTTATTGCAATTCCATCTATCAGCTGAATAGCCTGGAGAAGTAAAAGATGTACCGCGTTGCCAAATGCCAAAGTCACCGTTGATGATTTTGTTCTTTCCAGCGGTAAAAGCAACGCTTGAACCAAGTTGGTTAATCGTGCCAGTAATATCATTGACGTCGCTCGCGGCGTACACGTCTCCGTCCGCATAGGTCGTTTTCATTGGCCAGCCTGTTGCCATTAGCACACCTCTTTCATAGGGTCAATTCTAGTACATAACATCGAGTAAAGGCTCCTGTGTAGCGATTGTGGTTGTCCAAGTGTTAGGGGTGATGTTGTGAGCAATTCCCTGCACTTGGAGCTTCTTCTGAATAGTTGATCCACCAGGTTGCTCATTGGTGATGTCTACTGTGTTGAAGAAGTCAAGGCTCAAAGCTGCTGTAACCCCTGATGAATAACTAGGAGTCATTAAATCCAAAGTGATGGTTTCAATGCGGATAGATGTTTCTTTACGGCTAGTCACATAGGCTGTTGCAAGGCTTAAGGCGTTGGCATCTGTCTGCATGAGCATGTCTGTAGCTGTAATGGATCGTGTGAAGTATTGAGCAATGGATGTTGCATCTGAGTTAGTCTGTGCTGTGCCACCAATTCGGGTTACAGTTGCCTTGTTCACGATTGTCTTGTCATCTAGTGCAAAGGTAATTCCAGCGTAGTTGATTCCTGTGCCAGTTTGGTTAAAGATTGTTGGGCTAGCAGCTTGGGCATCGTAGACGAACTGCCTACCCTTAAAAGTTGCAACGCCATTCTCATCGATGTAGAACGCGCCCTGCTCTGT